TCGACGCCGAGCACGCGCTGAGGGCGCGGCGCGGCCTGCGGGCGGCGTACGTCAAGCGACGCCGGAGCGATGGGCGCACGCAGTGGGTGCACGTCACGAGGTGGGACGCGTGAGCGCGGCGGTGGGTAGGTGGCCCGGAGACGGGTCGGCAGCTACGTCCGCGCGTCCGAGTGACGAGCGGGCGTCTGAGGGCAACGTCGTGGCGGGAAACGCTATGACATCCGTGTCATGGCGCGAGCCGCGAGAGCTCCAGGCGCACCCCATCGGGCCGCTCGTGCGGACGTGTCGCGAGGGCGGCGAGCTGACGGACGGCGAGCGCGCTGCGGTCGAGGCGTCGGGGCTGCTCGACGTGCGCGAGGGCGGCGCGTGCTGGGCGTACGTGCACGACGCGCGAGGGCGCGAGCGGTGGGTGCGCGGCGTCGTCGCTGGCGGCATCCGGTCGCAGTACTGCGGGCGGCATGTGCGGCAGTACGAGGGTCATGATGTGGTGCAGGTCAACCCGTGGCTCGAGACGGTGCGGGTGCGCTTCGATGGTGAGTCAGAGGCGCGAGATGTGGCGGTCGAGAGGGTGAGAGCGGGCCACGCGGTATGACTCCGGTATGACCGCTCGTGTCACAAACGGGAAGCGTCCGCCAGGCAAGAAGCGCGGGGCGGTTCAGCCTGCGCTCGACAAGCGCGAGGCGTTCGTGCAGGCGTACATGGGCGAGGCGCAGATGAACGGGAAGCGCGCGGCGACCATCGCTGGCTTCTCTCCCGACCGTGCGCATGTGACCGCAAGCCAGCTGCTCGACGAGCCGGAGGTGCAGGACCGCATCAGGGCGATCAAGCTGGAACGCGCAGCGGAATCGAAGATCACGGCAGAGATGCTGACGGCGCGACTCATGGAGATTGCCGACGGTCGCATGCTCGCGACGATTGGTGTGTCAGAGGGTGTGCCGATTGTGGGCGAGCCGCGGCACTCCGATCGCATTCGCGCGATCGAGTTGGTGGCGAAGCTGAATGGTCTCGACGTGCTGCGTGTGCAGGCTGTCGACAGCGACCCCGCGACAGTCGAGCAGCGCGAGCGACTGAGGGCACTTCTCGACAGGCTCGACGAGACCGAGCGCGCGATCGACGCTACGCCGCGTTCGCCAGGAGAGGGTGGAGGTGAGTGATGAGCAAGCGCGTGAAGCGGTGGCGGATCTCGGATGTGGTGAAGGCGTTGTGCAAGGAGCGTGGCTTCAAGTGGGAATACGACGGAGGAAGTAACACGGACGTCGACAATGATGCTGCGTATGTCGTGACGCACGCGGCGCGAGAGGGACGGTCGTTCATGCAGCTGGTGATGAAGGCCCCGTTCTCGCTGCCGGTGGTGTTCGGCATGGAGCCTCTGAACAGAACGCCGCTTTGGGAACGGCAGCCGGAGTCAAGGCAAGCGGTCGAGGCACTCGCTCAAAGGATCGTCGCCGAGGCGCGACGCCTCAAGGTGCCGCGGAGGGCGTGAGTGACACTCACCGCAGCAGAGGCAGCGCGGGCCATCGAGGAGCTTCAAGCGAGCATCCACGCGGCCGAGTTGCGTCTTGCGCGGGCTGACTCGGTGCTCGACTACCAGTTGCGCATGGGCCGGATGGTGTTCGGGCCAGCGTGCCAGAGGCGCGACGATCTGTCGCCCATCGCTGACGCGTGGGACCGCGTGTTTCGCGCGTCATGCGGTGAGGCCGCGCCGGTCATCGCGCTCGTGTCGGCACCGCCGCAGATCGGAAAGACGATGCTCGGCCAGTACGCATGCGCGCGCCACATCACTCGCCGGCCGGACCATCGAATCGGTCTGGTGACGTACGGACAGGATCTGGCGAACGAGAAGTCCCGCGAGATCCGCGACATCGTGAAGGCCGCGAACGTTGAGCTCCGCGGCGACTCAAAGGCCGTTGACTCGTGGTACACGACGCGCGGCGGAGGGATGCTCGCACGTGGTCGAGACGGCGGCCTCACGGGCCAGAGCGGGCTCAAGGCGGTGTGGATCTGCGACCCGTACAAGAACCAGGTGGAGGCCGAGAGCGATGCCGTGTCATCACGCATCGTGTCGCAGGTCAGTTCCGCGGTGATGTCTCGTCGCCACCCCGAAACGAGTGTGGTCATCGAGCACACGCGCTGGACATCAACAGACCTGATTGCGCAGATGGCGGTCAAGCTTGAGCCGTTGCGCGCCGCTGGCGTCGATGTGCTCGAGATCAACATTCCGAGCGTGGACGTGAACACGGGCGAGCCGCTGATTACGTTCGGCGGCCGCGACCGCGCGTTCTACGAGGCTCAGAGGTTGCTCGTCACGGAGCACGACTGGTGGGCGCTCTACATGGGCTCGCCGCGTCCACGTGAAGGCAAGCTGCTGCGAGGCGTGCACACGTACGACGTGCGGCCCGGCCGCTACGCGTGCGCGATTGGTATGGACCTCGCGTACTCCACGCGCACCACGGCGGACTGGTCGGTCGCTGTCGTTCTCGCGCGTGAGCTCGACGCCGAGCCAGGACAGCCGCCGCGCTTCTTCGTGCTCGAGGTGCTGCGCCGTCGCTGCTCGTTCTCGGAGTGGTGCGCGGAGATGCGCGCTCTACAGATGCGCTACCTCGGCGCTCAGGTCTACATGCGCACGGGCGGACAGGAGGCCGCGCTCCTCGAGACGGCGCGCTCGATGGGGCTGAGCGTTCGCCACGAGCCAACGAAGGGCGACAAGCTGGTGAACGCTCGTGCGCTCGAGGCTGATTGGAATCACGGGCGCGTGCTCGTGCCTGCGTCGGCGACGTGGGATGTGAGCGGCTACGTGTCGCGTGCGCTGGACTTCTCGGGCATGTCGAGTGCCGAGGTGGACGACGAGATCGACGCGACGGTGACAGCGCACAAGGCGCTGAGCGAGGGCGTGCTGACGCCAGGCAACGTGGGACGACCTGCCGGTCGTGCGCCGGCATCGAGAGGAGGGTGGCTGTGATGGACAGTGACAACCGAGGTCCGCGGGAGATGGCGTACGACAAGCACATCGCTCCGCTGATGACAGAGATTATCAGGCTCGCGAAGGAGTATGACGTGCCGATGTTCGCAACGTTCGTCTACAGCGAGCCGGAAGACGATGTGCTTCTGTGCACCACGGCGCTTCCGCTGGGCAACGACGGTCGACACGAGATTGTCGACAGGCTGCGAGAGGTCGTCAGGCCGCGCGCGCACTTCATGGCGATGACTATCACGCAGACCAGGCGCGCATGAACGCTCGCCGCACGCTCGACGCGATCATCCATCTCTGGCGCGCTGCTCGTCACGCGCGTCAGGCTGGGCGCGAGTCTGACGTCGCGTTCGCCCTCCTCGAGCGAGAGGCCGCGCTTGGTGAGGCGGCGAGTGGACTGCACGCGCTCGCTGACGCGTCAGGCTCGGCGGTGGTGCGCGTGTACGCGAGGGCTGCGGAGAGCGTGCTCGTGGAGAGCACGAGAGGACGGGTGGACGCATGAGGAATCCGACGACGGCATTCGACGAGGCTGTGACCGATGCTGTGGACACGCTGCCGGGCGACCCCGGCGCGAAGTCGGCAACGCTTCTGTGGCTCGCAGCGGAGATCGCGTGCGACGTCTGCGGGGTGGAGCCGCATCCGGACACGGTGTCAGAGATCGCGAAGCTGTGCGCGCTCACCATGCGCTCTTACATCGACGTCAAGCGAGGTGAGCGATGACCGAGGACCTCGGCACGACCGGCCAGCGATTCGCGGCGCTCGAGGAGCGCATCGTCACACTTGAGGCGCGTCTACTCGCACCGCCAGCCGTGGCAGGGGCGACGACGGACGCGTCTCTCTCGGAGAGCGTGAGCGCCTACGCGGAGCGCCACTTCGGCGCCGGCGTCTGCCACGTCGACCACGATGCGTGCAGAGCCGAGCAGCGGGGTAGCGCAGGACGAGCAGCGCAGGGGCCGTGCGTGCGCGGCGTCGTGGACCTCGTGACACCCTCGGCAGACGATCAGCATGCGGCAGAGCGTGGCACGCCTGCGGCTGACGCGGAGGTGACGGCGAGCGAGGGCGGCGACACTGCGCGGGCGGACAGCGCAACTGCTGGGATTCGCGAGGCGGTGGACATGCTCGTCAAGGCGGATGCGCACGAGCGCGTCGCGGCAGCATGCGACCCGTACGACAGCGTGCGCAGAGCCAGCCTCGGGTACGAGGCGAAGAGGCTGCGGCGCGACGCGGAGGCGCGCATCGAGGCGCTGAGCGAGTGGCTCCTGCTTGAGACGTCGGCCGCTGACCACATGCGTGCACGTGTCGATGAGGCGCGCGCGGAGCGGGATGCCGCAATCGCAAAGGTCGAGGCGATGCGAAGAGGTGCGCAAGGGATGGAGGCCGAGCGCGACGCGATGCGCCACGAGCTGGCCAGCATGCGCGCCGAGCTCGAGCGCGAGAGGGTGCGGCGGAAGGCGGCCGAGGACGCGCTGGCTTTGGTGGCCGCGTCATGCGGAAAGCCGCGCGTGCAAGCGGCCAAGCGGGGACTTGTCTTCGGCGCGCACGTCCGCCATCCGGGAAGCGACGAGAGGCTCGGCATGGTGACCGGATTCGACGAGGACGGAGATCCTCTGGTGAATGGCGTGGCGT